GTTCGATCGCCCGGCCCAACCCCTGCTGGATCCACTGGAATTCTAGTGGCTCCATCGAGATCAACCGAGGACCTCGGCTGTCCTTCGGCACCGCACAGAGCTTAGCAAAGCCCGCGGGTGCCGTTTTTGACAGGACAAGCTGACTCAACCGGTCGCACAAGTGGGTGTAGTTGAAAAAGAAGTACTCCGTGTAGGGGTACTCCGCATCCAACTTTGTATAGAAGGTTTGCCACGAGTATTTCTCATGGATCTTCTCACCACCTGCTACGGCCCCTGGACCATGTCGTGGAACTATGTCGAGCGGGTAGAATGGAAGCCCAGTTGGGCTCACACTTCCCATCTCGAAGATCCGACTAATGATCACACGGGCACTCTCAACAACGTGCTCCGTATGAGCCGAGAGGTGGACAACCTCATCCGGCCCCGGTAAGGAGGCATCGACGTCCAGGAAATCCTGGATCTTCGCCGCCACCACACCATCGTCGTAGTCGAGTTCCAACTTGTACGCCAAGTAACAAACCTGGCGTATAGTGCGGACTGCAGTAGGCGAGGGGTCACTACCCAGCGACCCCTCACTATCGTAGATTCCTGCCCAAACGTCCCACATAAAGGTGGGTAGTAATCCCTTCCGGGCGAACCCGTCGGGGACAACCAGAGCGCTGTCATTTGACAGGGACGCATCAAGCGCCTTGCCCAATGACGGCAAACCTACGGTCAGAAAGGGTAATCCTTCTGAGTAAAATCGAGTACGAACGTACAAGACGTCGCGCTCGACCTCATCAGGGGTTCGATTCTCCAACCTACCGTTATCGAAGAGCAACGTGGTCAGAACGTCCAGCACGAAGCCGGGCGTTAGGCTTTTCAGGCCGCCGATCTTCATCGGTGCACCTCCAATGCCACAATCTCAGACCATCAGTTGCTACTCGACCCTCTTTACGAGGGTTATCGGGGCCTCACGTCATCACGACGTTAGACCAGTCCATCAGCAATGTCGGTAGCTACGGGCGCGAGCAAAAGCTCCACCAAATAGTTCCGAAGCAAGCTTGCGACACCATCGCGGACAGCCGCTGGGCCGAAGGACGGCAGATCAAAGACGATGTAAGCCTGCGCAGCCTTGGGGTTTGACCCCATAGTATACGCTTGCTCAGCACCAAAAAGATCATCCGCCATTTCGGGTACCAGACAGGACACACCGCGCAGGCCGCGGACTCTCGCTGAGGCTCCCTTACCCGACGGCGTGTTAGCAATACGCAGCCGGAGGTTGAGGTCTCGAAGGAGGACGGACGTAGGCGTCTCTACCGTGCCATCATAGACACGACCAGAGCGCCACGCGGACGTCGAACCCAAAAGACCATCACGTGTAAAGGGAGATAACACAGCGTCAGCTACGGGTAGCTGACCGGTACCAGATCCCAGTTCGCGCCGGATGGCGCGTCCAGGGAACAGGGTAATCGGATCCGAGATCATGGACATTCTCCATGTTAAGCTCTTTCGAGCGACAGCCCCTGGTATCCAGGGGCGGTGACCAGCAGTTATTTTAACCGCTGTATCAATAAGGCTCCGGCGGACACCCATTTCATGCCACGAGGCATGCGTAAGGGACCACCGGTTACAAAGGGAAGGCCCGGGAGGACCTTCCTACTATACGCTTTCAGCTTCCAATAAGGTCGCTTGGGCGGGGTAACAAATACGTCATGGTCGAGAGGACACTGGCTGAGCTCTAGTCTGCCCCCGGGAATACCCGATGGACGGCGTTCGAGCTCAACTTTAATCGATTCGACACACGACA